ACCCGAAAGCACTTTGGCCTGGTGTCAAAGCTTTTTGGGGTCAGGCTTATGACGAACATGCTACCGAGTATGATAAGTTGTTTGATTCTGAAACCTCTTCTCAGAACTACGAAGAAGATGTCCAACTAACTGGTTTCGGGCTTGCCCCGATTAAACCGGAAGGTCAAGGCGTTAACTATGACTCCGAGATGCAGGGCTTTACGACCCGTTACACCCACGTAGCATATGCTTCCGGTTACATCGTAACCAAGGAAGAGCTTGATGACAACCTGTATCTGGAAGTCTCCAAGCGTCGTGCTTCTTCGTTGGCTATGGGTTTCCGTCAAACCAAGGAAAACGTTGCTGCTAATATTTATAACCGTGCATTCACTGGCGGCTATACGGGCGGTGATGGCATAGCTTTGTGTGCGACTAATCATCCGAATACTTCTGGTGGTACCTATGCTAATATGCCTACGGTGTCTGCTGACCTGTCAGAAGCCTCTTTGGAAGATGCTACGATCGCAATCATGGGCTATCAGAATGATCGTGGCCTTTTGATTAACGTCATGCCCCGTAGTCTTATTATCGCTCGTCAAGAGTGGTACAATGCTAACCGTATCCTCAAGAGTGTCTACACTCCGGGTTCGGCTAACAACGATATCAACGTCCTCAAGGCTACCAATGCCCTACCGGAAGGTATCGTAATGAACCATTACCTGACTGCCCCCCATGCTTGGTTCCTGCGTACTAACATTCAGAATGGTTTGAAGTACTACAGTCGTGTAGGTATTACTTTCGATCAGGATAATGACTTTGATACCATGAACGCCAAGGCTAAGGGTTACGAGCGGTATAGTTTTGGTTGGACTGATCCTCGGGCAATCTGGGGTGTCAACGGTCCGTAATGGTTAGTTGACTTAAGATAAAAAGTATGGTATAATACTTTTATTATCTTGTACTATTTGAGAGAGAGAAAGTAAGGAAACTTATAAGTATCTCTCTCTTTTTTATTTTGGAGAAAGTAATGGGTCAGCATCAAGAAGATAAAGGGCAGCGTCCTGCTGTTCCTCCGATTAAAAAACCTAAGTAATACTCCTAATGACGACCATCCGGTCGTTTGCCACTAACGTCAAAAGGAATTAAAATGGCGCATCCCTCTCGTTTTCTCAATGGTATTGCAACCCAATACCGCACCGATGTTCTTGCTAACTACCCGCTCCCAGACCCTATCCGTACTGGGGGTCTTAACACTAGTCGGGTACACACTTATTTCAACGACTTTGATACAATAACCAGTGCTGACTTTACTACCACTGGTACGGGTACTCCTACCTTTGCACTGGGTAGTGGTGTTGCTGGTACGGCTGTTCTTACTACTACGACTGGTGCTTCTGATTCCTGTCTTGTCCTAAAAACTGGTACATCTTTCGGATTCACTTCGGGCCAACAGGCTTGGTATGTTTGTCAGTTCCAACTTTCAGAAGTCACCAACTCTGTGATGCGTGTGGGTCTTGTAGATACTACTTCTAACCAGAATGGTATCTACTTTGAAAAGGCTACGGGTGCTGGTACAGTCGCTTTGAAGGCTCTTGCTTCGGGTGTGGCTACTACCTTGATTACCTCTGTCACTACTCTTGTTGCTGCGACCAACGTAGAGCTTGGGTTGTACTACAATGGTACTGACCTCATTGTGTTCTTGAACAATGCAATGATCGGTCGTGTTTCTGGTCTGTCGATGGCTGGTACTGCTATTACCCCAACCTTCCAACTGATTAATAGTACAGGTGTTGCACGTACTCTTACTGTGGATTATGTTTTGGTAGCAGAAGAAACCCCCCGGAATAATGCTGGTCTGAGTACTTCTCGTTTCTAATAGGGTACGACAATGGCTAATTCTTTTCTTACTCAGGTACTAGAGAATGGCCCTAGTAACTATATCGTGAAGCTGACGGGGGTGCTCGACACCTCCGATCTAGCTGCAACAACGGCTATTGATCCATCTAGCTTTGTTGACAATGATACTGGTTCTGGTGTGCTTACTGCTACTACGGTTCGTATTGACCATATCGACTACTCTCTTACTGACCAAATTGAAGTACAGTTACAATGGGATGCAACTACACCAGTAGTAGCCCTCCCTATTGCTGGTCGGGGGCGTATGTCTTTCTGGAACTTTGGGGGTCTTCAAAATAATGCTGGTGCTGGTAAGACTGGTAAACTTTTGATTAAGACTACTGGTTGGACTAGTGGCACTCAAGTCTTTTCGATTGTTCTTGAGTGTAAGAAGCAATACCGATAAGGGACAGTAATGCCTAAAAGTACAGCACTAGACACGGCTTTCCTTAATCTCCTTTTTAAGGGAACTATTGACACAATCTTTATTAATATAGCTGCTGCTGCTGCTTCACCTCTCACTAACCTATACGTAGCTTTGCATACCGCTAATCCTGGAGGTGGAACACAGAATACTAGTGAACCTACATATATAGGATATGCTCGTGTTGCAGTTACTAGGGGCGCGGGGTGGACCCTCACCGGAGCTTCTATTAGTCCAACAGCAGCTATTAGTTTCCCTACCTGTCCAACAGGAACTACAACAACAACTGCAACTTATGCCTCTATTGGTATTGCTTCTTCTGGAGCAACTCAAATTCTTTATTCAGGTGCCCTGAGTCCCGCCATCCCTATTATGGATGGTGTTACTCCTCAAATTAACATAACTTCAACTATTATAGAGACTTAATATGGGTGCAGTTGCAGATAGAGTTAAAGAGACTACAGCTACTACGGGAACTGGTACAATCTCTCTTGGAGGGGCTGTTACTAGTTTTCGTACCTTTTCTTCAGCTTTTATATCTGGTCAAAAGGTATTCTATACAATAGAAAATGGTGCTGATTGGGAGGTTGGAGAGGGTACAGTTACATCAGGAACACCTTGGACACTCTCTAGGGATACTGTTCTTGGTTCTAGTACTGGTGGCTCTCTTGTTAGCTTCACTACGGGTTCTACTGTGTACTGCACTCGTCCTGCTGTTGCAACACGAGAACTTTTAACTGCTGCTAGAACTTATTATGTAGCTACTACAGGTAGTGACAGTAATAATGGCCTAAGTAGTAGCACACCTTTTCTGACAATTCAAAAAGCAATGAATACTGTTTGTTCTCTTGATATGGGGACGTATCAAGTAACAATTCAAGTAGCTGATGGGACATATACTAATACTTGTACAGGTAATAATTATATTGGTGCCTTACCTCCAATTATACTAGGTAATGCAACTACACCAGCTAACTGCATAATCTCTACTACCTCTAATGATTGTTTGGTTATATACCGAGCTATAGTTTGGAATATAAATGGGTTTACACTAAAGACAACTACAAGTGGAAATGCACTTAATGCACAAAATGGTGCAATTATTAATTTTCAAAATATAGTTTTTGGGTCATGTGCAAGTTCACATATAAATGCTCAAAATAGTGGTATCATCAATGCCCAGTCAAATTATACAATTTCAGGGCCAGCTCCTATACATTGGAAAGTACTTGAATCAGGAGTTGTTTGGGGTCTCTCCGGTAGAACAATCACCATCACAGGTACACCAGCATTTAATTCGTCTTTTCTTTATATGAGAAATGCAGGTACAATTGTACTAAGCAATAATGTTACTTTTACTGGATCAGCGACAGGCGTTCGATACAGCATTAATCTTAATTCTGCTTGTTTCGTTAATGGTGCATCTACCACATATCTTCCCGGTGATACTTCTGGGACAACTGCAACTGGTGGGCAGTACTCATAATGTTGGGTTTTGGTCCTGTTTCTTCTGCTCCTGTTGCCTCTCTTGTATCACAAGATAGTTTTTTTGTAATGACTGGGAGTGGGGATTTTTCCGCTGTTGGTGGTGCTGTAGCTAATACCCAGATCAGTACTAGTGGACTAGCGGTAATCTCTCTTATTGGTTCTGGGTTATACTCTAGTGTGTTTACCTCTACAGGTAGTGTTAATATTATCTTCAATATCCAAGCTATAATTAAAACTACTTTATCTTTTGTTGGTAAAACAAATATTGTCTTTAATACTGTAGCTCTAATTAATTCAATAAAAGTTCCGCTATCGCGAAAAATAATGCTACAGAGACGGGATAAGAAAACTCTAATTGTAAAAACAACTAGGCATATTTTCGTAAACACCACTACACAGAAAAAGACAAATGGTTGATACCTTTAGTTATAAACTTACAACTGAAAGTGAATTATTCACTTTTGATTTTAGTGAAGTACTTGTCTCTGGTGAGACTATTATTGGTGCAAACTGTTCTGTAAGTGTAATGAATGGTACTGATCCTACCCCAAACAATATCCTTATCAGCTCGCCCCTAGTCTCTACACCAACTGTAGCACAAAGGATTGATAATGGGGTAGCTGATACAGTTTACCGTATTGCTATGACTATAGATACAAGCGCCGGAAATACATATACTGGTTTGGCAGACCTGCCAATTTATGATCCTCTATTGGTATAAAAATGTCTACTACGTTTAGCATAACAAGAGATCAAGTAATAATGATGGCACTCCGTAAACTTGGAGTGCAAGACCTTGGTACCACCCCTGATGCAGCCAGTATTCAGAACGCCTCTCTTAACCTTAATCTGTTAATCAAGCAGATGGATGTAGAGGGATTGAAACTCTGGAAGAATCAGGAAGTATACTTTACGCCGGTTGCTGCACAGACTCTGTATGTACTAGGTGGGACTAATACATATACAATGTACGATGCTATTAGTGGTGCAGTTGTAACAGACCGCCCCATTACTATACTTCAAGCTTGGTATCAGAATACATCTATTAGTCCACAGAATAGAGTACC